TGCGGCACTTTATAAAAACCAAGGCAGGTGAAACCGATGATTCCACAAGTACTACGTGACAAGGATTTCTGGTGCGTGTGGAAACGAGAAATTCGTGGCGGAAAACCCACGAAAGTTCCCTACAACCCTATGACGGGCGGTCGTGCAGAAACCAATAATCCCGATACGTTCGGTTCGTTCGACCTCGCAGACGAGCGTTACATGACCGAGGACTACGACGGCGTTGGCATCCGATTATCCTACGGCATCTCTGCCGTGGACATCGACCACTGCGTGAACGACGGTGTGATCGATGAACGAGCGATGGACATCATCGACAGACTTAAATCTTATACCGAGTTCTCGCCGTCTAAGACCGGCATCCGCATCATCTTCGAGGCACCTAACCTCGTTTACGATGCCGAGAAATATTATCTCAAAAACCCTAACAACGGTGTCGAAATTTACGTCTGCGGTGCCACGAATCGCTTCGTAACCATGACAGGTAACACGGCATACGACTACCCTGTGAGGGACGTTACAGACGATTTACAAGCCGTTCTCGATGCCTATATGGTACGACCTAAGAAACGCGGCAGCTCCGCATCTCAAACCGCGCCTATTCGTACCGAACTCTCTGATGACGAAATCATCGATAAAGCTTCGCGTGACGATAAATTCCGTGCACTGTTCGTTGACGGCGACCTCACGGAATATAAAAACGACCATTCCGGCGCTGACCTCGCACTGTGCAACAAGCTGGCGTTCTGGACAGGCTGCGACGAGGAGCAGATGGACAGACTGTTCCGCAGATCAGCACTCTTCCGTGAATCTAAGTGGAACCGTCAAGACTATTCGCACAACACGATGCAAGAGGCCATTCGGACGTGTGCTGACGTTTATAACCCTGGTGCACCGTCCACCAACAAAACCATCTTCGAGCGCATGAAACTCCCGCAAGGGAAGCTCGGAGACAACTGGGAGCTTTCCTACAGCGGCATCAAACATCTCGTTCCTGGCAAAAACAACGCACCTGCCGTGTGGGAAACCGTTACGCACACGCCCGTTTTTCCGTCTGCGTATCTCGAAAACACAACCGAGGGTATCCACAAGGTCGAGCTTCGTTTTCTCGCCAACGGCAGACTTAACACCATTATCTGCGACAGGGAAACCGTCGCCAATAAATCTAAAATCGTTTCCCTTGCAAACTCTGGCATCGGTGTTACGTCTCTGAACGCCAACACGCTTATCCAGTACTTTACGCACGTGGAGGCCGTGAACGGCGGTACAATACCACGGTATGAGTCAGTGTCCCACGTCGGCTGGATCGGTGACGACTTTCTGCCGTATAACAGCGAAATCAAATTCGATGGTGAGGCAGAAAACAAACCGCTGTACTCTGCAATCGCACAGCACGGCGACCTCGACAGGTGGGTGGAATTTACCCACAATCTGCGGAGCAATCTCTATCTCCGTCTTATGATGGCTGCCAGCTTCGCCAGTCCGCTTATCGAGCGTTGTAACGCCCTGCCGTGCGTGTTCCATCTGTGGGGTTCGACAGGCAAGGGCAAAACCGTTGCCCTCATGGTCGCCATGTCCATCTGGGGCGATCCATCTGCGGGTAAACTCACTCGCACGATGAACATGACCAACGCCTCGATGATGTCTGCTGCATCGTTCCTTAAAAACATTCCGTTCGCTGGCGACGAGTTGCAGACCATCAAAAACAAGGACATGAAATACGACGACCTCATCATGCAAGTAACCGAGGGCATCGAGCGTGGTCGTCTCGACCGAAACGCTAAACTCCGTCCCACTCGCTCGTGGCGTAACGCATTCCTGTTTACCGGCGAGGAGCGTTGTACAAGCGACTTCTCCGGTGGTGGTGCGCAGAACCGTGTTATCGAGGTCGAAGCCGAAGGCGAGATTATAGCCAACGGCAACAAAACCGTGGACTTCATCGGCAACAACTATGGATATGCAGGTCGCAAATTCATCGAATACGTTTCCGATAAAAACATCTCGGCAGCGTATTCCGAGGTGTTCCCTCGTGTGCTCGACGCGTGTAACACCACTGCGAAGCAAGCTATGGCTATCACACTCATGCTCATCGCCGATAAACTCGCGTGTGAGTGTCTTTACCACAAAGAAACTCCGCTGACGATTCAGCAGATCACTAAGTTTCTGAAAACGGGTGAGGAAGTCAATGTCGCAGAACGTGCCTATAGTTTCATCTCGGACTGGGTTGTTGCAAACAACTACAAACTCTCAGGGACAGCCGATAGAGAGATTTGGGGTAAGCGTGACGGAGACAAGGTTCTCGTCATTCATACTTACCTCAAAAAGGCTCTCGCAGACCAAGGCTTCTCGTTTGATGCTGTGAAGAAGGCATGGGCAGAGAGAGGATATATTGAAAAAAACGAGAACGGATTCTTGATGAGAACACGAATTAACGGCGATTTGGTCTATTGTGTCTCGATTTTTATGCCGAACAAAGAAAATCTAGACAAAATCTAGACACCCTAAAACCCTTTATTCATCGGTGTTTGAACCCCCTTTGTCTAGATGTCTAGATTGTCTAGATAAATAATAGTATATATATGAATATAATGTGCGCGTGTTCTCGTGCGTGTATATATACTTGTAAAAAATCTTCTAGACAATCTAGACAATCTAGACAACCCTTTATTCAATAGGGTTTTGGGGTTTTCAAAACCTAGACACGACATGGAACAATCTAGACAAAACTTTAAGGAGGATACAAAAAAATGACTATGATGTGGAACAGCAGAGACTTTGCGGAGGTGAACGCTGATGCCTAACGAAATTACGAAGAAAGATGGAAGGGGGTCGGCAGGATACAAGAACCTACCTACAACTCAGCCGTTGAATACTGAGCCTGGGGACAACTCTCGTTTTCTGCGACACGCACTGGCGACTTTGGATATGCCGCCTATTGATATTTCTGATCCTAAACAGGTCGAGGAGCGGATTAACTGGTACTTCCTTCATTGTGTGGACAACGATATGAAGCCCACGGTGATGGGGCTGTGTAACTCGCTGGGTATCAGCCGTAACACGCTGCGTACTTGGTACAACGAGGACTTCCGCAGTAAGACCCACACGCCGATTGTGAAGCGAGCGTATGCCGCTCTTGAAGAACTGTGGGAGGATTATATGCTCAACGGCAAGATTAACCCGATGGCTGGTGTGTTCCTTGGAGTCAACAACTTTGGGTACAAGGATGTTAAGCAGGTTAATGTAACGCCTGTGGTTGATAGTCAGCCCGAAGAGGTGGATATCGAAGTTATTGAGGCGAAGTATGCGGAGTTGCCGGAGGATTAAATATCCGTGTTTTCGCAGAACCGTGACTTTTAAAAAAGAGTTAAAAATCAGCAAAAAAACCGCAAAATTGTAAGATTTTAGGAGATTTAACGACTTTGGTCACAAAACTGTGGTTAATTTTGCGACTTTAGCAACTATGCTCCACGACTTTGCGACTATGGAACTCTCGCGACTTTGCGACTATGCGACGACTATGGAAAATAGGGAGAAATCCAGGGCGATCAGGAATGGTCGCCCAATTTTATGGGAATTTTCGGTCAAAAAAAGGTCGATTTGGCAGAAAACAGACAAATTTGGGATTTTTTGGGATTTTTCCGTAAAAATCGCCTTGTTTTTCCGCTGCCGTTATGTGATTTAACAAATAGTTATATTTCTCGGCGTTTTAAGGGGTCGTCACGCCGTTTAAAACCGCTCCGAGGGTTAAGGTAGCGGAGAGGGGGCAAAACGCCTCAGAGGGCGTTTAAATGCGAAATAGAGGTATATGCCATTTTTGGGCATAGAAAAAGCCTCGGCAGATCGTAGCCGAGGCAAAAAGAAAACCGCCCTATTGTGGGGCGGTTTCGCTTTTGAGCGTTGCCCCACAATAGGGGCATTTTGTTTTGTTGTCATCATTAGAAAAGCCGTTTTGACAGTACGGACACCAAGTTACATACCCATAGGATTCCCCTTTATAGAAGAGTTCGCAAGTAATAAAGTCAGAGGGTCTCATATCTTTTCCCCTTTAAATTTCGCCGTGAGATCGTAAAGCCATAATACAGCGATCACAAAAACCGTCCGTGTCTAGCTCGTAGCTTGCGATCCATTCGCCACAAAAAGAGCATTTTTCGTATTCCTCCCACGCTCCGCCGATCTCGTAAATAAGCGTTACCTCGTGGGTGTCAGCGTATTCGATCGCCTCTTCTATGGTGTCGTGTACCACGGTGAGAGGGTACTCGCTGCCATCGTTTTCCACTGTTTCAAAATACCGTTTCATTGTTTTTCCTCCATAAAAAAGACCCCTATTGCGAGGGGTCGATGTTTATTTGTTTTGTGCGATCAGTTCGGCAAAGAGTTTTGCTGTTTCTGTTGTAAGGCGTTCCCATTCGAGAAGTTGCAAGGGATCGATGTCACCGCTTTTGATGTTTTGTTCTTCGTAAATGGCTGTTAGCTCGTTTTCTAACGCCGCTGAAATCCTATTTTTTAAGTTTTCCATTGTGTTTTCCTCCATTGTTTATTTATAGTTTTTTGTTAGTTCAATTATAATGGCGATCGGTATATATAGGATCGTGCCTATTATTGCGATAAATACGATCAACGCCGTTTTCCTCCTTTTTCGAGGAAATCAATTAGCAAGGAAACACCCCATGCAAGCGTGCCGGCGAATGAGATCGCACCGAAGTAGTAAATAAAGGTTGTCACTCGTCTTCACCATCCTTATAAAGAATGTTTTCTACTTCCATATAGTCGAAGAGCACTTGCTCAATCCCTTGGAATACCTCTGCACAGTTGGGAAGCGTTACCGATTTATCACCGAACGAGATCGACCATTGAGTATTATAAAAATCTTCGTCCATCTCTCGAAGGCGGCTATTAATGTGCCAATAAAATTCTCTTACTTGAGCATCGTGTATCTCTTTTTTGAGTTGCTTTATTTCCGCTTCCTTTTTGGCGATTTCGCTCTTTAGATAATTCGTTGTTTTGTAAAAGTTCATTATTTGTTTTCCCCCTTAAGAATGTTTTTAAAGATTGCTAGTGCCTCGGTATCGGTGGCGGCAGAAAAGCCACCACAATACCAACCATTAATTTTCATTTTGTAATGATTGATCGTTTTAAGTGTATCCGTTTTGATAAGAAAATCATTCTCGAAAATATCGCTATATATAAACATTGTTTATTTCCCCCTTGAAATAATAATGAATTGTGGTTTGCCGTTTGAGTCGCGCCCTATGTAGCGCCCGATAATCATTGACAAATAACCCCGTAGCTTGTTTCCTCATAATCAAACGCAAGATCACGGGCAAACGCCTCATAATCAAAGTACCTTGTAAGAAAACTTGGTGCCTTGCCGTCCGCTGTATAACAGGCGATTTCCTCATCCGCGAGCTCGTAAGCAAGCTCTTGTAAATCGATATCGGCATAGAATGTAAAACAGCCGCGCTGCTGTTTGTCCATAGCCTCCGCGAACGAATAGCCCCACGCCTCCATAGCGGCGGCGATCTCTTTTTGGTCCCATTCGTCCATGCTGCTTAATTCGTCGATCCACTCATTTAATTCTGTAATGTTTTCCATTTCGCCGATTTCGCGCGGTTCAATTTCCGTTGTCCACTCATAATCATTAACGAACCATTCCGGATCGTTATCGCCCATAGCAGCAGCGACGCGATCCATTGTTTCCGTGAGTTCGTCCGCGTCCATTGGCAGCGTGATCCATTCGCCGCCGTCCGCGCCGTTCTCATTGTAGTTGCCCCACGTATTAAGATAGATATTTAACATTGTTTGTTTCCCCCTTGTTATATGCGTTAAATACAAGATTTAACTTGTACACTTATAATAACAAGATGCTTCTTGTTTGTCAATACATTTTCAAGAAAAAATACAAAATAAATCTTGTTTATTTTTGCTGTCACTTATTCTCTACTTTTTGTTACACTTATTCGGCGCGAATCGCCCTGGCATACCGGCGGGGGGATTTGACCGAGGCGAGGCGGCGGGGGGATGCGTTTTAGTAGAGAAAAAAATAAAAAAGAAAAAATAACAAGATTGAACTTGACAAACAAGATTTGTCGTGTTATTCTAAGGACAGAACTTAACCGAGAGGGGAAAATACAATGAAAATCAACGAAATCGTAATCGATGTCCTTAAAAACACAATCAAGCCAGACGGACGCAAGAAAACTCAGGTAGATATTGCTACTGCGTTAGGGGTTAAGCAACAGCACATCAACGACCGCTTGAAGAACGAAAACATGAAGTTCAACACAGCTATTGAGATGCTGGCTGAGATGGGCTATGAGGTTGTCGTTCGCCCTATCGATTCTGGCGACAAGCGCGAGAGCTATGTGGTAGAGAAAGGTGAGGCGAGAATCCGATGAGTAAGCACATCGCTATCCGCGTATCCAGTAAGGATCAGAACCCAGCTCGTCAGATTGCAAAGGCTCGTGAGCTTGGTATTCCAGAAGAAAATATTTTCATCGATAAGATCAGTGGTCGTAAGTTTGAACGTCCCGAATATGACCGCATGAAATCGCTGTTAAAGCCTGGTGACGAAGTTTACTTCCACGAGCTTGACCGCATCGGGCGTAATAAGGCTGGCATCAAGAATGAGCTTGCGTGGTTTAAGGAAAACAAGATTATCGTTCGTATACTGAATGTTCCCACAACGCTGATCGAGTTCCCTGAGGGACAGGAGTGGGTGTTGGAGATGGTGAACAACATTCTGATTGAAGTTCTGTCTGCTATGGCAGAACAGGAGTGGGAACGTACCACGAAGCGCCGTGAGGAGGGTGTTGCGGCGATGCCTGTAGACGAGAATGGTCGCAAGGTGAGCAGCAAAACCGGTCGTGGATTTGGTCGCCCTGCCAAGGACATAGATTTGGCGTTGAGGTGCGGAGAAACCGTGGCTGATGCAGCGAAGCGTCTCGGTATCAGCAGAAACACATATTATAGGAAGCTACGCGAAGCCGAGGTGATTTCATAATGGATCACATAATCGACAGCTTACGTCGAAGCCTCGATATATATAAAGAAAGTGAGCCTGAGAACGTAAAGGCTCACAAGTGTATCGAAAAGGCTATCAAGGAATTACAGAGGTACTATCCAGCTACGAAGGATAAGTACGGAAACCCGCTGAAATAAGAAAAGCCGGAGGGCTAAGCCTCCGGCATGGTAGATGTTTCAACGATAATTTTTACCAGCGTTTGAATCTGTGTTTCGCTGGCGAGGAGATCGAGTAGGATGTCAGCGATGTGGTTAATGCGTTCGAGTTTCGTTAGAAGCATATCGGTTTCCATAGTTTTTCCTCTCGTTATATTTAAGAATAACAAACGATATATAAAGTTTAGGTGTGAGAGCGCCAGTGCCAACCGAACGCCCTCACACCGGGCGGAGGAATGATAGGTCATTCCAACCTTGGATAAAGCCTATCATTTTATAAACGGAAATTCTACCGAAAGATAATGGGAAAACACGGAAACATAAAACGGTGTACCTCCCATTGCGGTAGGGTAAAACCCTACTGTAATTACGATTTTTTGGGAAAAGTTTATAAGATGGAGAAAGTAGAGAAATGAAAGTGAAGAAAGATTTTACAGAAAAGCCTTACAACAGATGCTTGTTCTGTCCCCACAGAAAAGTTCGCTGTGATGGCCCTCGTACATCGGCAATGGAGCTTCAAAGATGGTGCGAGTTCATGCGTGATATGAAAGATATAAATGATCTCTCGAACGGTGAAATTGCGGTTAGAGCGGATGTGTCCATTAAGACAGTTGAGCAGATTATGTCGTTGAAGCCCGGTAAGGATATTAAGCGTGACACAGCTCGTAGGATTGAGGATGCGATTATCGGATCTTCG